TTGGAATTGCTTCATCGGAAAACGATCAATTCCAATTTACTGCCGCAGACGGGATTTGTGGTTACCTGTATAGACACTGCTTACTCTACGAAAAGTTGGGCGGACTATACAGTAATTCTGACATCTTTAATTTACGGAGGGCGGTTTTACATCATTGATTGCCAACGCGGTCGATGGAATGAATATGAGTTGCCGGGTAAGATAGCCGCCGTCGCAAACCAATGGAAACCATCACGCATGTGTATCGAAGATTCGGTAGGCGTGAAATGGTTAGGAAAAGAAATTTATCGGGAAATGGACAAATTACGTGTTCGTGTTCCTATAGAGTTCGTCCCGCTCGGTCAAGGAAACAAGAAGAACGCAAAAGATATGAAGGCGAAGCCAGTGCTGAGGTATCTTGGTGACGACAGGCTTCTTTTTGCGAATCAATGCGTCGGACTCGAAGAGTTGTATTCCGAATTATCCAATTTCGGAACTGCGGCTTCTACACATGATGATATCGTTAGTGCATTGTCGATTTTGGTAGATCAGTTTTCTGGGTATGCTGATATGGAAGGTAAGCGTCAAGCGGCCAGCCCCGATTTCGGCATCTCCAGCCAAGCACAACAGCAATATGACCATTTGTACGGTAAAGGGACATATGCCAAATGTTTTAAGCAGAGGGCGTTGAATGCTGCGTTGGAAAATCCCGATCTTTCAGCGCGAGAGGCAGTACAAGCTGAACAGGTGATGGCGGCGGGGTATTGCGATCCATTTGAAGAAGCAGGAATTTATGGTTGACAACTGTTGGGGAATATGGTATAGTTAATTATGCATATTTACGCAATCACAAATACGGTGAATTCCAAGATTTACATTGGGCAACATTCAGGAGATGACCTATCAACATATCTCGCTTTGCAGTGTCGTCGAGCTATATCTGGCGGTAGAACCAACGACAAGCCGCTTCTATACCGTGCCATACGAAAATATGGTCCTGAGGCGTTTGTGATTTCATCACTAGTTCGTCCTTGTGATAAAGAGCAAATGAACGCCTTAGAAAAGTTTTTTATTCAAACTCTTGATTCAAGAGATTTGGAAATTGGTTATAATTTGGCGGAAGGTGGCCTAGGCGGGGCAACTCGTGAGGGATGTACGAATACTGAACACCAAAAATTAGCCGTTGCTTTAGCCTTGACGGGACGACCCAAATCACTAGACCATCGTAAGCATTTGAGTGAGTCCAAGAGAGGAATACCGTGTCCTGCGGTAATCGAATCAAATATCAGGAGACGGTCGGAAAATCCGAGTAAGGCAGCTCTAGCAAACCGAAAATATCGAGCTGCGAAAAAGGAACGGGAGGCACATGCCTGAAGTGACTGATGCAAAAATTCAGTCGGACGGTAACGCACACAAGCCACTGACTGCTGAAAATTTTACCCCAGCGGGCGATATCAAAGGAACTCAAGGTGATCCAAAAGGATTATCCTCCGATTTAGCTTTGGTCGTCGGCTCTGCACAAGCTGCGAGAGATTTTCTTCTCCAGAAACAGTAAACAAAATCTGCTGTTTTAAAACCCACTCTGATTGACTCGGAACCCTGAAATGGAGACGAGGCGGAAGCGAAAGCACCGTGAGAGACTAAGTGAGAGGGCGTCTAAAGACGAAGCAATAGTCCGAACTTACGAGGAATAACAACCGTGAGAGGTCAGCAGAAATGTCTGATCCTGCGAAAGCAGTAACAAATTTGGGAATTTGCTCTGGCGTCAAGAGTATTGCGCCAGTAAAACCTACTCTAATTGACTTGAACGCTGAAATGCCAACAAGGGCGAAGCCGCAAGGCACGCTGAGAGACTAAATGAGCGGGCACCTAATTATGGGTGATGCGATAGTCCGACCATACGGGAATGTAACCGTATGAGATAAGCAGAAATGACTTATCCTACTAAGTGCTAGTAGCAACAACGGTGGATGCCGACCTTCTATTTCAAGCACCGCGTCCGATGACTGTTTACGACAATACTTATGTCCTCGAACCGAATATACAGCGGTTTACTGTTGCGAAGATTGTGAATTCAGTAGTTCCACAACTGTACAAAGGTCTCTTTTACGATGACCCGCCGATGATTCTACGACCGCGACCCGGCGAACATCAGAATATAATTGATGCAAAGACAGCATTATTTTCGTACATTCTGGACAAGAGCAAATTCAAGACCGAAACAAAATGGGGTCTTGAGACAATGGCTCACCTAGGAACGGGAATTTGGAAGTGGGGATACGACTGGACTGAAATTGTTACGTCCCGGCGCAAAGCCGCTATTCTAAAGGAAGACGTAGGACCAGACGGACAAAAGACTACGATAAGCGTTCCGTTAGATCAGCCGCCAGAGATCACGACAACTGTAAAATCTGTCCCGATGCCATTCTTCGAGCATCGTCCTCTGGACAAAGTTCTTGTGGACCCGAAACTAGATGTCCCCGATATCCGAGATGCGAAGTGGGTTGTAGACGTTCGTTACATGGACTTCTATGAACTATATGATCTCCAGCAGGCATTGTTACTTGCTGCGAAAGAAGATGCATCTGTAATGGATGGATGGTCTTTCCCCGAGAATTTGAAAGACGCGTGGATTCAACCCCCGGCTCCCGCCAGCAATTTGCAGACAGAGCAAACCCTTTACATGAAGGGTGCGGTTCATCACGCACAGGATGTAAACGTTGCGAACTCAGTAGACCCACTCCGCACAAAACTGGAGGTGTTGGAATATTGGGACAGCAAACGGAAAATCCGGGTGTTAGATAATAAGAAAGTCATCTATACCGGAGACAATGAATTCAAACGCATTCCATTTCTTTCATCCAACTGGTGGAATCGACCGAAAGCATTCTTCGGCATGGGGCTCGGCCTTATTGTCGGCCAGAACCAACGCGTAGATCAAGGAACGATTAACGCTATCCTGAAAATCCTTTCGTATGGCGTAAATCCTGTTTACCTAAAACGTAGGGACGGGAATAACCTTACACAGATGGTCAAAACAAACGTCGGCAAGATCATGACGGTTGATGGGGAAACGGACAAGGCTTTCACTCTAATGGAGACGCCTAAGGTTCCCGGTGACATTTGGAATGCACTAAAAGAATCTGAGCAGGCGACGGAATCGTCATCTGGCGCAGATCAACAGTTAGTTCAAGGCAGTTCAGCAGGACCACGTTCTTCCATGGGTCGAACCTCAGGTGGTGCTACAATTCAGGCATCAGCTAGTGCGACAAGATTAGACGGCCCATTGGATAATTTCATTGAGCAAGTCTTCAAACCGTTCCTGTATATCGTGGACGAGTTGGTATTTACGAAAATGTCTGACGCGAGCATCATCCATATATTGGGTGATGTGCTCGGCAGTCCGCTTACACAGGCCCTTGATATGCAGCGGTATTGGGACGCCCAAATGGACTTCGAAGTCCTAGCGGGCGCAAGCATGGCTGCGAAACGAACCATGGCTCAGTCGATGGTTATGTTGACGCAGTTCCTTGACAACCCACAGCTTACCCAAGCATTAGGAGAGATGGGTCTGTACATTGATTACAACGTAGTCTTCAAAATGTGGATGGAAGCCTCTGAGTGGAAGAACGGACAGGATATCGTCAAGGCGATGCCGAAAGCAATGCAGGATAAAAAGGATGCGAACTCTCCCGCTGCAATCGCCGCGCAGAGGACGCAAGCCGCGCAACAGCAGAGCAATGACAAGTTTGCACAGAAGCAGGAATTGGAAGATCAGTCATCCAACAATCGTATTAAGCGTGATCTAGTAATCGCCTCTGCAAAAGCCTCAGGGCTTAGCGAGACGGTTCTGGGAGAGCCCTCAACAAGTGGGTTAGAAGGCCAGATGCCAACGGTGATGTAACGTGGAGCAGGGGTCTACGGACCACGAAAATGAATGCCCTGTACGGAAAGGCTGTATGAATAAAATTCGTAGATTCCTCCGTGTCTCTTGCCTCTGGGTTTTACTTGCACCGTGGGCATCCCTTGGTCTTGGTATTGCCAGCAATGAAGCTGTTCTAATCTCTAACCATGACCGATTCCCTGTAATGATGAATCCCGTTAAATTGGATGATCTTAGAGGAATACAAGGTCAGACAACGTTACCTGCGGATATGCTGGACGATGTCCATTGCGTAATGACGAAGGATACTCATCTTAATTCCCTTGCGGATGTGTTTGACTTCAAAGATGGTATTTATAGTATAGGTGACGGACTCATCGAACTCGGACAATGGGCGAATGAATTCTGCGTAATCGCTTGGCTTACCCTAATCTTTAAGAAAGTTTGGGACGGCGAAATACAGTAAGGATGTTAGGAGGAGAATGCTGAAAATTGAGAATGATCTGTTGAAAGGACTAGATGTAGAATTACAACTCGACGATGTCGAAAAAGCAATTCTTTCTTCATATGTAAAGCAACGGGGATTCGATATCGTACAGAAGATCATGGAAGATCAAGTTCGAAAGTTCAACTTCAAATTGATAAACACTAACCCTGCTAACTCCGCTGAAGTCTGCGCCAATCATTATTTGGCGAAAGCAGTAGCACAGTTTTATGTAGGATTGATGGAGCGCATTCAAGAAGAGTGTTCGATCAATGCTTACAACAATCGCCGACAGGATATCGTGGAAGACGCGGTAACCGCAGTGATTGAGGAATTTAATTGAAACTCCTAATCGCAGTAATTACATGCCATAAGAACATATACGCCCCACAAAAAATACGTGAGACATGG